GTATGACCTACGAGACAGGACACGCGATTGCCAAAATTGTACTTAAGCTAAGCCAGTAATTGTACTACAAAGAAAGCCGACCTTACTTACGAGTTTGAAGACTTTAACTATTGAGTTAATTTTAGAAACAGATTTATTTTATTTATTTTACTTTATTTTAATTATTTTAATTCTTTTATTCGGAGACAGACCGATTAAGGAGATAACAGGTTACCGACCACTCCTAGAAGAATCTAAAATGACTACTTCAGTTATCACCCGCTATCACGATTATGAATATGTTGACCCCGCAGACAGGGATTACGTCAACTCATTCTATGACTCCCTAACTGATGTTCAGTTCACGGTGGATGTCGTTCCCACCGTGTTTGCATCAGATGAAGAACTTCTTTGGGAACCTTTGTATATGGATGCTAACACGTTTACGAACAATGTTGAAGACTTTGCTCAGGATATCGGACAATCCAATTTCCGTGATGGAGCCATTCATCACTTTGCAACTACTTTTGTGGACGCCCCTCTACTGATCGACTTCTGTATGAACGTTGCTACCGATTCACCAAGCTCTACATATCTCGGGGAGAGAAGAGTAACTTGGGTGAACTTCGCATCTATAGGACAGAACTTCCCAGCCGGGTTGAATCCACGAATAACTAGTTGCAGTCATTCACTTTATAAGTCAGTCGATCTTTTATCTGACTTTAAGATCGAAATTTCTTATGAATCGGTGAACTCGGAGCGTTCACTTAGATGTGGATTTGATTGGTACCTATTGGAAACTGGATTTTGGGCAATGTGTTTTACGACGCAGATCCCAATACCGAACTCTGACCTCTATTTCACAATGGAGACGCGATTCACGACTATGGAAACGAAACCACCCCGATTTGACGAGAGGAATGAACATCAAACCTTTTTCTATGACCCATGCACTTGTTCCTGGCATCAGGGACGATTGCAAACGATTGCCGACTACAATGGACATGAGTTTCCTGGAGAACTTTATTGGTTCTTGGATGATTTGGGTGTTTGCAAAGAATGTAAGAAGAGGGAAACCCAACATGTCATTGCACTGATTAAGGACTTTGAATATCGAGAATCTGCTTATGATACAAGACTCCGCCAAGTTATGAAAGCGATGAATTTCGTAACTCCAAAATCAGCTGGAGCTGACTATTATACTGGACTGAAACCCACATGGATTAAGGATCTGCAAGCGAAGAAAGATGCAGCACGCACGCGCCGATGTAACGCACCAAGGCCGCGCTGTGCTGATGTGGATCGTATTGCTCACAAGAATCTTAAAATCTCTCGAAATGAGGCACGTAAAGCAAAGGAACTCAAGTTTGTTGAAACTTGCGGGATGTTTAACGTGTTGAGTGACGAGAAGTTTGAAGATATTGTGCATGTTCTTAGAAAATTGACATCAACAGTGGATAGATTTACCGAGGAAATGTCACCATCCTTGGCTAATATCGGTATGGGACACACAATGATTGGACACGCATCAATGACCATGACTGACATGATTAAAGAATGGACTCCTAAAATAGTTGCATGCATCGCATGTGGCCTTCTGGTGGTGTCCCTTCTGAAATTAGGATGGACAAAAACCGCAATAATATCAGCGTTAGTGGCAGCAGCCTATCTAATTTGGCCTCAAATTTCGAAGATAGATATCGAGCAACTGGTAGACAAAGCAACGTCTAGAAGAGAAGAGTATGTGGAACCCAAGGGGCTGGGAGAGATCTCAGAGACCCTTTGTGAACTTGATATTCCTATCATCGGGACAGTTGTCGCTGGTCTAGCCGCATTGTTATTCCTGAAAGGGATGCCAGACGATGCTAGTTGGATGAAGCTCTATAGGAAGTTCGATGCGATCCCGAGAGCTGTGGCTGGATTTGAAAGACTGACTGAGTATGTCAGCAAAGCGTTTAACTGGGTAAAAACACGCTATATAAAGAGATTTCACCCCGATATGGCAGCCCGAAAGATGACGACATCGCAAAAAGTTGAGGACTTTTGCAAATCGATCGAGGCTATTATGGCACCTGTTTACTTTAAAGCGATCAGTACTGACGAAGAGAAAGCAATTAGATGTTCCAGGATATTCGCAGAATATATGGACATTATTAAGAGTGGGAATGAGATCCCCCACGCAGCTTTAAATTCGCTCAAGGAATTGCGCTATTCAGTGAATCAGATCATGCAGGAAGTGTACAAGTCTAATGTACTTGGAAATGCCTATCGTATGCGACCAGTGACACTCTTCTTAGTGGGAGACTCATCAGTGGGAAAAACCGCTCTCACTTATCCACTAGGAATCGACATGTTGCGTGAATTTGGCTATTTAACATCTGAAATGTTGGAAAAAGATCCTGATGCTTTCACCAAATTCTTCTATTCTCGGAACACAAAACAGGAATTCTGGGACGGGTACAATGGAAACCACCATGTCGTCATTTATGACGATGCCTTCCAAGCCCGTGACTCCGCTTCAACACCAAATGAGGAGTTAACAGAAATCATTCACACTGTGAATAATTTCCCCATGAATCTACATATGGCAGACTTGAAGGATAAAGCCAATACAACATTCGTTGGCAAGGGAATGATATTTACATCTAATGATACGAGTATGAAGTTCCAGTCTATAACATCAAATGAAGCCATATATAATCGGCTAGATTTATCCTACCGAGTGTTTGTGAAACAAGAGTACCGTGTAGTGGAAAACGGTACCATCACCGAGAAAATTGACCTCAGGAAGGCTCGTGCTGAGGGTGGACATGTATTCAACATGGACATTTACGAGTTCCAGGAATTCAAACTGGGTAATAATGGACACGGTCTTGTTGGAGATCGGATAGACTTCCCTGAATTGCGCCGCCGCGTGATAGGGGAGTGCAGGAAGAGAAAGGCAGATTTCGTTGGCGCGAATGATTTTCTACGCCAATACGCTCGCGATTCATTCGTGGATCCCCGAGGTATAAAAGATATCTGGAGTAAGATAACAGAGCCTCTCTTCTGGCAGGTTAATAATCCAACAATGCCACGTGAATATGGTCAGGAGGATATCCCCTTTGTTGAAGGACAAAGAGGAGCAGCTTTCTTTCAGATCACCAATAAATCAGGTGACGCCATTTCACAACCACAATTAGTGACAAGTAACGCATTTGAGTACGCTCGCTTTAAATCACTCCAGGCTATATATTCTATTCGATCCACAATGACAACATGGTGGAATGCAGTTAAAAAGGCCTATGATGCTGACCCAGCTTTTATGGTCTTTGGAATTGGAATAGGTGTATTGTGCCTCCTAGGACCTATGTGGGCTTTATTGACTATGTGGCAGCAGAAGAAAATTGAGAAGACCGGAAAGCGGATAGATGCACTTAATAAAAGTATTAGATCAACAGGGACAAAGTATAAGAACTATGGTTGGGGCCAAGATGGTCAGGTCGTCTTCAGAAATGAGGACGGAACAGTTCAGGAGTTCTTTGATAATGATGGAACTAAGCTTTTCACGAATCGGATTTACCGTGTTTGTGGTGAACATTTATTGGATGAAGGTATTCTTATGAAAGATAAGAAGAAAGTTGAAGCATGTGGACACTCAAAAAGCCGCAAAGATCGAGGGCGGAAGAAATTCGTTAAGATACGTGGAATAACATCAGAAGTTGAAGATATGACACTTCGTGACGTCCTAGAAGATCCAGATCGTTGTGACAAGACGTACATCTATGGTGGGAATGTTTACCAGTTCCACAAGGTTAAAGCACATACCACTGGAGACACTATAATCTTTAGGATTGAGGGGACCACAAAACCCCTGAATCAGGTGGAGAAAATAGTGTTGACAGAGGTGGTGCCTTGTGCTGTGCAATCTACCAACGAACTGGCACGTAAAGCTCTTTCTAACACGTATTGGCTCGAATATAAAACCAATTTGGGCTTTAAGACAATGGGTTCCGTATTTGGACTAAAGGGACACCTCGTTCTGATGCCCCAACATTACCATGAGTATTGTAGGGAGAAGAAGTTTGAGGATACTACTATTATGCGTCTTAGAAATGAGACAAATAAGACAGGAGTTGAGTTCCTATATAAGAATATGAGAGACACGTCCATCCAAGTGTCTTCCCCATATGGTAAGAAAGATTTATGTGTGTTTTCGGCCGGAAAGAATGTACCGTCTTTTAAGAACTGTGTCGGAAATTTCGTATCTCGCAAGGATCTCCATAAGATCTCCGGATCCAACGTAGTTTTCAATTATCGTCCGTCATCTGATGGAGGGTTCTTTGACATACATCGTCAAATTGAAGGCACATGTTGGTCTGAGGATGTTCCCCGAAAGCCTGAAGGCGGTGGAGAGATATTCTGGTACCGTGAAAACTATATTGTGAATACCTATGCCGCTGTCAAGGGCGATTGTGGAAATGTTCTTGTTGCTGACAATAAGATGTTGGCAGGGAAATTGTGTGGAGTTCTTGTTGCGGGAGCGTCAGATATGACCGTGTTTGCAGCTGTAGCCAAGGAGGATTTAGAAGCGATATGTAAGAAATTCTCATCACAAGATCAAATATCGTGGACACCAGACGATACTATTAAGGAAGAGTTCTTTGAAGCATGCCATCTGCACAATGTAGAGAATTTCGTACCTTTGGGCACTGCTCCGGCTGTGCCAGCTGCGACTAAGACCCAACTTCAAAAGACGGAAGTGTATGAGCAAATCTACGAATCAAAGAAAGCGCCTGCGCATTTGCGTCCCTTTACGGCAGAGGATGGAACAAGGATAGACCCCCTGGAGAAATCTATGGAGAAAATCGGACTTCCATCTTTGGCTGTGTGGGATGAACTTGTGCATGTAGCGGCGAGTGATGTGTTAGGACAGCTGAAAGTGTCACACCATGAGAATATCAAGTTACAGGACTATCAGAAAGTATTAACCTTCGAAGAAGCAGTGACAGGAATTGATGGAGACGAGTACATGGGATCAATTACACGATCCAGTAGTCCCGGATATCCATTCGTCTTTGAGAAGTCCCCACAAGAACCAGGGAAATCTCATTGGATGGGAATAGACGGTGACTTTCGGTTGGAAAGTCCAGAGATGCAAGGTCTTAAAAAGAGAGTTCTGACCAAACTCGTTAAAGCGTCGAGAGGTGAGCGTTCAATGAACATCTACATTGATACGCTGAAGGACGAGAAGCGTCCGAAAGCAAAAGTGGAGCAAGGTAAGACCAGACTTTTCTCTGCAGCCCCAATGGACCTGGTCATAATGATTCGACAATTCTATCTCCCGATGATGGCCTTCTTGATGCATAACCACGTCTTTAATGGTATTGCGGTCGGAATAAATCCCCATTCAATCATGTGGGATCGTTTAGCCCGAAGGCTTGAGGGGAAAGGGCAAAACATCGTTGCCGGTGACTTTTCCAACTATGATGGTTCACTTAATGCTGAAATATTGCGTAGTTGTAATTGGATTTTTCAAGAACTGTATAATGACGGAGAACAGAATCGTCTCATTCGGGATGTTCTATTCGAGGATGTCGTATCTTCATTTCACATATGTGAGGGGAAGGTATACCAATGGAATAAGAGCCTACCTTCAGGCGTTCCTTTAACAGTGATGATTAATTCGATTTACAACCTAGTGGCAACCAGAATAGTGTGGATGCTCGAGACTGATCGCTCAATGATGGAGTTTAATGAGACTATAAGCATGATCGCCTATGGAGATGACAATGTCATATCCGTAGGCGACCAAGTGAAAGATGAATTTACTCAGGAAATTATGGCGAGAGGATTTGAGAAGATTGGCATGATATACAC